TAAACTACTTAAAAAAATTGAAATTGACATAAACAATATTTTTGCTTCATCCTCCGCCGATTCATCAGGAAATTTTTCAAAGAAAATTTTTATTGCTCCATTAAGATGGTTATTTAATTCTTTACCAAGTGCAATTATTCTATCTTTATCTTTGTCATCATTATTCATTATTCTGATTCCTTTCTATGATAATTCATTTAATATTTTTTTAAATACAAGTATATATTCATTTTGTTTTGTCAAATAATTATCTAATAATTCTTTTCTCATAGGATGTCTTAATTGTCGAACAGCTTTACGAACTAATTCTCTAGCTCTGGTCGAGGAAACAGATAATTTATTTTTATAAAGTCTATTGGGCAACAATGATCCTATTTTTTTATAAGTGTGTTTTTCTTTATATTTACCAATCCCAAATCGCATTAATAACGCTTTAGCTCCCGATGAATCAACATCAATTGATATAAGAAATTCTTCTATTTCCATTATTCAGACTCCTTCATGTTTTTTCTAAACCAATTGTCTGTTTCAGTGAGATTATAAAGTGCTTTACCTTTACCGCGAATTTTAATGAATCGCGGCGCTTCGTGCCTATGTTGTCTCTGCTCAAACCATGACATAGAAAAACCATATCTATGGACAGCTTCTTTTCTGGTTATATATTCAACGCCTAATAACTTGATCATTTCATGTCCTTATGAAATTGCATGATTCTTTATAACACCGGTAAGTATCCTAAAACACCTGATTATTTTTTGCAATGCCAGATAGAGAGGATTAAATTTAAATCATGAAAGGAAACATGATGTGCCCTTTCTTCGAAACCTGGCCGTAATCCAGGGCATAACCGTCGCGGGGTTAATAGCGAGTGATTCATTACACTTTAAAAATATGAGCGAGACCCGTTCGTAAGGCGGGGTATAACCGTTGCGGGGTTAATAGCTGCTAAGGATAGCATAATGGAAATGGCAAATGGACAAGCCCAAGGTCAAGATACGTCTTCACCTGGATTAACTTCGTCAGCACAGCAAGCGCCAACTGCGCCTGCGCAAGCGACTGAAGAAAGAACTTTTAGGCAATCAGAAGTAAACGATATTGTCAAAAAGGCGAAATATGGGGCAGTAGAAGACTACAAACGTGTGTCGACTGAACAGCCAGACTATGCCGCTAGAAAATATGGTGAAGCTCCGTCTCCGGCGCAATCATATCCTTCGAACCAAAGCATAGCGCCTGATGAGAATCAATATCGGAAGATTGCCGCTCAAGAGGCTCAACGCTTACGTGATGAATGGGTGCAGGATGCACGCACCAAAGCCGAAGCGGACAATGCACAAAGGATTGTGCAGATCTTTTGGAACAAGTTAGCTCCAGGTCGTGAAAAGTATCAAGATTTTGACAAGGTGACGAGCGACATAGAATATGCTCAATTTCCTAATGTAGTACAGTTATTGGCACAACACGCTGAAAACGCGCATGACATACTGTATGCATTCGGCAATGATCGAATGAAAATGTCACAACTCGAATATCTTTGCTCGAAGTCGCCAAAGGATGCGATTGTGCAGGTGCAACGGTTGTCTCAATCTATAAAAGACAACGAAGCTTCTAGCAAATTAAGAATCCCCAATGAGCCATTATCAAAACTGCGTCCGACTAATCAAGGTACGGACAATGGTGTAATGAGCGTAAAAGACTATAGATTAAAGTACAAAGTCTAATGCACACACTGTGAGTCCGAACTACTAATCATAGTTAGGAGCTACCATAATGGCAGTATTTCCCAATAATATTTTGCAACAAGTCCAAACCTATCAAAGATCAAGTTTAGGTTTATTGTTAAACCTTTGCTGCCACATATCCACTGCAAACACGAAATTTAAAGATTTCGATAAAATTCAAGCAAACTTAGGTTCAACAGTAACCTTCGATTTGCCCCCACGTTTTACAACAACCGCAGGATTGGTGGCTTCATTTGAGCCTGCTGTTCAGCGTGTTTTGCAATTAGTCGCCGATCAAGCCAATAACACATCTTTCACTGTTACCTCGCAACAACGCATCTTTAACTTAGAAAAAGGTGAAGAAGATTACATGCGTGTGTTTGGAAAATCAGCTATTGCAGAATTGGCAAATTTGGTAGAAGGAAATATTGCACTTAATTGGGATTCTGGAGTTACAAGTCAATTACCTGGCGGAACGCTGAATACATATTCTGGCCCTTATCGATTTTTTGGTGATGGTTCCTCAGCACTCACTTCATACCAACAATTAGCGCAAGCTGTTATGTTTTTCAAGAACTACGGTTCTGTTGCGGAAGGCATGAAGTTTTATCTTCCAGACACTGTTATTCCTGCTATCGTCGGCAATGGTTTGAATCAATTTGTACCTAATCGTAACGATGAAATTGCGATGTCATGGGAAGTTGGTGATTTTGGTACGCCGTTAGTTAAATACTATCAATCCAATTTAATGCCTATCCATGTATCTGGTGATAGCGGTGTTTCTGGCAATACATTTACAGTGGTTAGCACCAATGATCCCACTGGCCAAAATGTAACACAAATTACTGTTACCACAAACGGTACTTCGACTGATGCTAATGCCGTGTTCGCCGGTGATTTATTCCAGTTTAAAGATGGCGTATCTGGACAACCAAATATGCGTTATTTGACTTTCATTGGTCATTTCCCTTCAGCAAACCCTGTTCAAGTGCGCGCATTGTCTAATGCTGGTGCCACCGGTGGCACGATTACTCTAAGTATTACACCGGCGCTCAATTGGGCAGGTGGCGCCAATCAAAATCTTAATAATCCGATTGCTGCTGGTATGCAATTGTTGACTTTCCCATCCCATCGCTGCGGCGGTATTTTGGGTAATAATGCACTTTTCATTGCTATGCCTCAATTGCCAGAGCAAAGCCCATATGATACTGCGAATGAATACGATCCAGAAACAGCAGCATCTTTGCGCTTAACCTATGGTTCACTCTTCGGGCAAAACCAAACCGGTATGATATACGATGAAGTTCATGGCTCAGTCATTGTGCCTGAATACTCTATGCGTATTTTAATACCCTTGTCTCAAGGCTAAAGAATAATGAAGGCGCATATCGATGTATATGCGTCTTTCCATTTAACGGATTAAAGAGGATAAAATTATGTTATCAGGCAGCCCACAAATTCAAAATGACCCGATTTATCTATTACCATTTCTATATATCAGTGGTTTAAATATTTCAGTTGCATCAACTACCGTACTTGCAGTAGCGCCCGGTCAAGCACGGGATTCATTAGATAATATTGATATGCCAGTAGGGTTTCCGAATCTTCAAGGAAACACTCTTCCTGCGGTTCAGTTCCAAAATTACATGCCGCCATTGTTTATTAATAGCGCTGTAAATGGTGCCAATGGCTTAGATTCTGGTTCACTTATTGCTACGATGGATTATGCGGTTTATTTAATCGGCGATTCCCGTGGTTATAATCCGGTAGCAGCTATTTTAAGTTTAACTAGCAATGCCTATCCTTTGCTACCTTTTGGGTATGATTCTTATCGACTGATTGGTTTTGTTCAAACAGATGGTTCTGTGCATTTTGTTGCGTCTTCAACTAATCCATTAAATGCTAGAAATCTGAGAGCTTATTATTTAAGTCCTGCGGTTTCTGTGTTATCGGGTGGCAATGCAACAACCTTTACGATCATTAACCTATCTACACCCATTCCAACCACGACAGCAAGAGATGTTATTGTCTATTTGCAGGTTGTATTTACACCATCGGCCATTGGGGATACTGTCCAATTCCGTCCAACGGGAGAAGGCACTCCACAAACCGCAGGCCTCGTAACGATATCGGGTATTGCGGCAGGTATTGCGCAAACACAATATATTACAGTGATAGCGGGTGTTAACAGCAGTTTACCGGAAATTGATTATAAGGTTAGTGTGAGTGGTGATTCTGTAAGCGTTCTAGTTGCTGGCTACGCTTATATTCCAACGAGTTATGTTCCTTAATAAATAAGGGGGTTGTATGCCATATACCGCCCAACAGCTTGTCACACGCGCCTGGTATTTATCAGGAATAGTCGCCCGCAACCTTCAAGTGGATACGGGCGATCAAAGCAATGATGGCCTATATCTTCTTAATGCGCTTCTCGATTTTAAGCAAATAGAAACTGACCTCATTCCTTATTGGCAATATATAGAATTACCGTTAGTCGCAGGACAAGAATTTTATTTTCTTCCTTATGTGGCAGCGCTTGAGTCTGTTACTTTTAATATCGATGTTGTGCGTTATCCTATGGATTATGTGACAAGGCGCAATTACTACGGTTCTGCGCGCGTAGACAATATCACAAGCCTTCCTTTTAGCTGGAATTATAACCGTAGTTTAGGCGGCGGTAATCTTGCCATGTATTTCAAGCCTGATACTAATTACATTATGAAGGCCATGGCTAAGATATTTTTAGTGGATGTAACATTAGGTACAGACCTTACGAATATCAGTGAAGCAACGCCCTATACCTTTATAAATAGTTCCAATCAGGGGCTTGATACAGGATATATAGAATATTTAAGGTATGCTCTGGCTGAGTACATGGCGTCGGAATATGGGATAATATTTAATCCTCAATCCGCACAAATTCTAAAACGTATGCAACGCAAGTTGATGTATATATCGCCGCCTGATTTATCGATGATTAAGACTACGATATTGACTGCGGATGGAAGTCCGGGTTGGAACTATGGCGATGTCTCGCTTGGTCGAGGATGGAGACCCTCATAGTAAAAGTATTGTTTCCTTTATGCTGCTTCTTTATTAATTAAAGAGATATTTATGAGCGAAATAGTAAAGATTTGCAAAGAACATGGTGAATTAACTATCGAACAAACTAGAAAAGATGGTGATAAACGAAGATGCAAGGCATGTAGACAGAAATCTAATAATTATTCTTATTATAAGCATAGAGAAAAACGCGTAGCTACTTCTACTCGGTGGAAGCAGCAAAATCGCGGTGATTATAATGAATGGTGCAAAGAAGATAGAAAGAAATTTCCCGAAAAATACAGAAAATATGAAAAAAATTATGTAGAAAAACATGGAATAAAGAAATTAAGAAAATATGAAGTTGCGCGTATTCATGAGTTAACATTGGAAGAATATGATGCGCTTATTATTTCTCACGATAATGTCTGCGCTACATGTAAAAAACCCGAAACGAGACTTGGTCGTGACGGAAAAACTGTAAGCCCCCTTTTCGTGGATCACTGTCGTATATGCAAAGAAAGAGGACAGCATGTTATTAGAGGTTTATTATGTAGGAATTGCAATACTGCATTAGGACATTTATATGATGATATTGATACAATAAGAAATCTTATAAACTACCTAGAATCGCATCAATATATAGATGCCACCAAGGATGGTTCAACCTTGGAGAACCAAAATGAGCATAAATGAAAATCATATAGATCATGAAGTAAGAATAAGAATATTAGAGAATATTGCAAAAGGAATAGATGGAAGATTTAATCGATTAGAAGATAAAATTGACTCACATTTTAAATGGACTTTAGGAACAATAATTTTATTAATTATAACTATATTAACATTTATAGCGATGAATAAATTTTCATAAAATAACGAATCATAGCCAAGGATGGCGATATGATACAGCGAGGACAAAATTTCAAGCCGATGCCATTAAACATTGTGGGAAGCAGTGTTTTTGGTCGCTATCCTAAGATATCCATAGAAAAAACATATAATATGTTTATCAGCGATGGTTGGTTGGTGGACTATGCCGGTTATCAAATAGCGCTAGCAAAACTAGGTAAAAAAGGACGTGGCGTTTATACGAGTACTAAAAATAATCGCTTGGTTACGGTTGTTGGTAATGTAGTTTATTTGATAAATATATTCTTTGATCAAAATCTCGGCAGAACCTATGATACGTCTGCCATTCCAATTGGCAAACTTCTTACAAATTCTGGTGTTGTCTATATTACAGAAAACAATAAACCACAAATACTAATATCAGATAATGTTAATTTATATATTTATGATCCAACATTAATGCCTTCCTTTCAGCAAGTTCCTGGATTATTGTTTGTTCCTGGGTATGTTTCATTTCATGATACTTATTTTTTATGTGCTGCAACCCAGGATAATTTTTACAGTCCTGCTGCAACAAATACATGGCGTTTATCAGGTCAAAATGATGGATTAATTTGGGCGAATGATGCGGCAAGTATTGGTTTGATACAAACGAAGCCTGACAAAACACAGGCAGCATTTAGGTTCCCATCAAAAGGCAATCTAATCCTTGTTATGGGACAAACGGTTACAGAGTTTTGGACAGATACCGGTGCGCAGTTATTTCCTTATCAACGCAGCAATCAAATATCAATTGATTATGGATGTTTAAATCCGGCAACAATTGCAGAAACCGATGAATTAGTGGTTTGGCTTGCGCAAAATGAGAAATCAGGCCCTATTATTATGTATACAGATGGCGGCATGCCTGAAAAGATTACAACAGACGGCATTGACTATTTATTCTCTCAATTACAAAATCCTTCAGATTCCAGAGCCTTCATTTATCGGCAAGACGGTCATTTGATTTATCATATTAATTTTTATACAGATAATCTTTCTTTGTTTTATGATTTTAATACTAAGAAATTCTTTCATGCATCCGATGAAAATCTTAATTATTTTATTGCTGATCAAGTGGCATTTTTTAATAATCAATATTATTTTATTACACGTAATAACGGCAACCTATATGCGTTCGACACAATTTATACAAGTTATGATGGCGTTGAGATTCCACGCTTTAGAAGTTGTAAATCTATTAAGTTGCCTTCTCAAGAATATTTTATTGCAAATGATGCGGGCTTTACGATTGAGTCTGGCGAAACAAATTGGCAACAACAAAGCACAGGTCCAATCAATTTAATCACTCAAGATGGCAAGCAACTTATCACACAAGGAAATTCTATTTTCCTTGAAACACAAGATGGAAATTTTATTACATTCCAAAATGGCAATTATACGGTCGCTCAACAGACAGATTCTATCGATTTTAATTACCTTATCGCCAATCAAGTTGGCGTACTTTATTCGACACCACGTGTAGATTTATCCATTTCTATTGATGGAGGAGCCTCTTTTGGCAATGAATGGAGTTATAATTTACCTCCCATTGGGATAAGGAAGAATCGTTTAATGTGGTGGCAATTAGGAGCTGCCAATGACTTAACTTGTCTATTTAAGTTTTGGGGAATGGGACGTTTTGTGGCAACCGATGGCATAATGAATATACGTCAATGACAACTCAAAAAAAACAGCCACAATCTATATTTCCTGACCTTCCGCGGGGGAAATTATTAGATGATAAAGGAAACTTATCTTCCACTTGGAATTTCGCCTTAAATGACGTTTTTCAGGGGCTACAAAAGAATTTTAGCAATGAAGGCATATTATTCCCTCCTTTGGACGCAACGGATATAGCGACGATACAAGCGATTTATACGCCATTGATAGGAGGGCCATTGCCGCAAGATACCCCGGATATAAGCGGTAAGACGATCTTTGATAGTACAAATAGGGTTCCTAAGATATTTGTAATAACGTATGATGGATCAGGGAATATACTTACCGCTGCATGGAAAACATTCACATTGACATAAAAGGAATTATGTTATGGCCTCCCCACAAAGTTATTTACAACAAATTCCAGGTCAAATAACACCTTACTATCAGCCATTTATAGATGCTGGAACCGGTGCTATGTCCAATTTGCAAGGACAATATGGCCAGCTTATTAATGATCCAGGTGCCAAATTTAATCAAATGGGTCAAAGCTTTCAGCAATCCCCTGGATTTAATTGGCAAATGCAGCAAGCGCTTCAAGGAGCAAATCATGCGGCTGCATCCGGTGGAATGGCAGGATCGCCTGAGCATGAACAACAAAATGAACAAGTTGCAAATAATTTAGCCAATCAAGATTATTACAATTACATGAATAATGTAACAGGATTGTACGGACAAGGATTGCATGGCGAGCAAGATATGATGCATCAAGGATATGATGCAACTAAATCATTAACTGATCAGATTGCGCAAGCCTTATCGCAGGAAGCTAGAATGCAATATGGACAAGATGCATCTAAGAAATCTGCTGAATCAAGTATTTTTGGAAGTGCTGCTGAAGGAATTGGAATGGGCGCTGCTGCTAAAATGACTCCATGGTTATTAGGAATATAAT